ACCAAAGCACAATTCATACTGTGCAAATTGATTTAAAGACGCCTTCAGATCTCTTCTAATTCTAACTTTGGTGATATTGGAAGTAATTGCAGTGTCTGTATTATCAATCACATTAAGAACTTTACTATACTTAAACCTTCCTCCAAACTTATTAAGGTCTAGTGATTTTGAATAATTGGTTAAACTATTCAATACATTAGTTTTTAAAGAATCTACACTCGATACTTGAGAGTAATTATAATAAACGGAAGAGTCTAATTCAACATAAAGAATCTTAAGATCTGTGATTTTTGGATTAATACCTGAAACGGTATACTGTTTCAGTTGACTTAAGATTCTTGATTTATTAAAGTCAGAAACAAAACTTCCATTTTTTGGTTTAATACTTAAAATTACATTGCCATATTCTGGTGGATCTAATTCTTCACCACCAATAACGGCAACAGATTCAGTTTCTGGATATATTCTTTTTACAATTGCCTCATAGTCCCTAGAAGTTACTGCTCTATTTTGCGCAGAATATACTCTTGGGGCATAATATTTGATAGAATCAATTGGTTCTATACTCGAGCCATTCTGAGATGACTGATTTGTAGTTATTGTAACCGTTCCTGGATTTATGATTGTTCCAGCGGCAGTAGTAACACTTCCGGAGAAAGTGAATACACTTGCACCATTTCCATCTTCACCATCAGTAACAATATAATTTGCAGTGATTATAGTTCCATCAGAACCAACGGCATCTCCAAGTTTTTTGCCGATAATTCCATCACCAAACCTTATCTCATATTTTTCATCTTGCACTTCCTGCAGAATATAAATTCTAGACTCTGCCGTTGTATCTAAAATATTATCAATCGCCGTATACTCAATTCCCAATCCACTATCATTTGTTCTTCTTACATAAACAGAAAGAGTGGATGTATCAATAAAAGGATTTCCTAAAATAAATCTTTGATCTAAAGAACCATCATAAGTAAATTGTTTTGTGAGGTAGGTTCCTTGATAAACGTATACGTTATCAAACGATGCAACACCATCGACAACGGTTGCAGTTACGTCTTCTGGTATTGAGAAAGTATATGTTGTGTCATTTGCCGTTCCTACGCACACCAGACCCCTTCTGAGAGTGAGTGTAGGAGTGTCTTCGGTAGTTGATACCGTAAAAGAAATCGTTGCCCTTGCTGCCGTTCTAGAGCGGGGTACATAACCAATGTTTCTTGCAAGTGATACTACGTTTTCACGAAGAGTTGCCGAATCCAAGAAGGACTCATTCACAATCATATTACTATTGAATGCAGTAATATAGGTGTTATATGCTAGTGTATCAATTAAGACAGAAAAATTTGATCCCTCAAAATCAAAATCGCTAAACGTTGAATTAGCGCGAAGATAATCCTTGATTGAGGTCTTTATCTGGTCAAAATCTAGATTCGTGAATTTTGTAAAGGGCATCTTATCTTGCTGCCTCTAATAGGAACGTATACTCTTGTGTCGGAAACTCCTGTCCAATAATATCAAAAATAACAGTCACGTTGAATGAATTTTGATCTGGTTGAGGATCTACTTCAACAACAACATTGTCAACTCTTGGCTCAAAGTTTTCTATTGCAACCAAAATTTGACTCTGAATAACAGATGCCGTACCAAAATCAACAAATTCAAACAAACTATCCCTTACATCAGAACCCAACAAGGAGTTAAAGAATCTTTCTGTGGGGATAGTTTCAACAATATTTCTTACAGATCTGCGAATCGCGTTCTCATTTTTTAATATTTGCAGATCCTTTGTTACTGGGTGAGGAACAAAGGATAAACTGATGTCTTTAAATGATCTGGATACCCTTTGTTCTGCCATTAGTAGAGAGTTTTCTTGATTTTATTTATATTTACTCATGCCACCTTTCAACAAAATCATCAAAACCATGAGCACCACCGCATTGACGCTCTAAACGATCGTCTGGAATAGGGTAGAGTTCCTCATTTTGAGCAATTTTTCTCTGTTTTGATGCTTTTCTGAGATATTTTTCGCTTTCTACTTCTGTAATAAGGGTCATTCCTTGCTCAATGAACAATTCTCCCTTGTCAACCTGGTGATGGTTTCCCATTTTAGCTCCTGTTTCGTTAAAAACAGAACTTTTAGAGGGGTTGCTATCCCTTAGGGCTATTTATTTTCCTCTTCTTCACGTTCTTTGGCAGTTTTCCAATGATATTCGTCTTCTCTACCCATTCCAAGACGCTCATATCCATTCTCAACCTGATAATATTGAGTCGAAACCTTAAAATCAGGCATTTTTGGTTCGACAGGAGTCAAACTATTGTCAAAAATACGCAATCTGTTGTTTGGATACAGTGCATATTGTCCATTTTCAAGTTCAATAAGGTTATGTGACTTGTGTTCGGCAGGATTTTCACTCGTTGCCCAGTCTACCATGTCTGGATCACGGTGATAATTGTCAATTGTACAGACATAAGTACCTTTTTGGATGCCAAAATCGCGTGTATAACACTCAAAATCCATACTTCCAATGAATTTTTTGTCAATGCTCACCACACCATAGTCCATACAGTTCCAAAATTGTAGATTTGGAAGATTCATGTCGGGACTAGGTGTTTCCGGCGATGAGACAAACGCACTAATAGGCAACTTATCATATATTGCCGCATATTCTGGCAAATAAGTCTCAAAATAAAAAGCGCGTCCAGGAATCGACTTTGCCGAAACCCAAACGCCCTTGACGAATTCACCATGTCCGCTTTGATGATCTGTCAGATATTCTTTACGAACCCATACTTCTATCGATGGGAGGTTGGTGATTAAACAACTCATAAGACTTTATTGACTGTCTTATTTAACCCTTACCTTGACCACGATACTTTTTCTTTGCTTTATTACGAGAAGACGCGGCATACTTGGTATTCATGCCCGCTCCTTGACGAGTTTTCTTGGGCGCACCTTCCACATAACCGCCACCCTTACGCATAGCCATAATCAATACCTCTTAGTAATTTTAGTTTCAAGATTTTCAGGTCTTGGAGAACCCGTCTGATAAAACTCTATCGACAGGTCCTCCATCATATCGAAATATTCTTCCTCTGTCAAGTTCTTATGTAAAACCTTTCCCTTATGGAGAATTGTATATACATTCGACATTAGATCAGATCACTCTTGTCTTTTCGTGTCCAACTCTGATACGAGGATCGCACCAGATCTCAAAACCTGCTGCAATTGCATCGAGACAGAACGATACATCTTCTCCACACATGTCCTGTACTGCACCAGAATCAAAAACCTGCATCTTCGGAGCAAACCATGGATACTTCATCTCTGGATGCTCAAAGACTCCGTGCTTAATCATTAACCATCCAAATCCTGCATAATCAACTGTAAATGGAGCCTTGTGGTTTGTAATGGTATCAACCATTTCATGATTCATGACTCCACCATTGTTCTTGAAGTCATCTTCCTCTAACCAGTGTGCAACAGAAGTCGTTCGCCCGTCTTCCGTACAATACCATCCACTTGCAATATCCTTGTCCATCAACACTAACTGATAAAACTTTTCAGTATTGAAAACAATATCACTATCAATCCATAATTGATAATCATATTTTAATTTTCCGTCCCAAGGAATTTGATCGGGTCCACGCAGTACATTCGCACCAAGACATTTGCATCTTGCAAAATTCACCATTGATGAATAGTCCTGCGAGATCTGGATACTTGCTCCTGCCTGTACAAGGTCAAAACACAGTTGTACAAAGTTCTTCAAATAGGTATAAGAAACTCCTCTTCCAGGAAGACAAAATACAACCGTCTTCCCTTTGATCATCTCCTTTGCCTTATCATAATCCCATTCTTCTTTGGATTGTGATGGTGTAGGGGCTTTTGCTTTTACAGTAAATCCTTTAGCCATAATAGAGTGTAATTACTTCAGTATCATACAGTATTATCTATGTAAGGTCAATACCTATGGTATTGTACATTAAGAGTCCTCACGGACCTCTGTGATCACAATACAATCTCCCTCAATCTCCATGTTTACTTGAGTGCCCTCGTACCACCCAAAATCATTCAATACCCATTCTGGCAAGTTTATATAATACTCACCACTAATTGGATCGACCTCTACAGTCGTAAAATTTTCTCCGGGATTTTTTTGCATCGCACGTATTTGAGTTTGCTTTTTTGTTTTATATAGAGCTGTCGATCGTAACACTTTATAGATTAAGGGGACCCAGTGGTTTTATATACACGGGGGCGACCCCGCCCGGCGGGGCACGCATAAAGACTGCTGATTCACGAACGAATGCTGCACGAATGGGGGAGGGGGGGCGACCCCTTAGAGTTCCTCAAAGAGAGCGCCCATCGTGCAAGGGTTGATGGCGTCATCGTCCCAGCGCACCCCGTCGCCAGTGGTGACAAGGTGGCGACCGATCTGCCCGTTAGTCATGCAACGGACGAACTTCCACCAGGGCGACTCATCCTCAGCGGCGAACTCCACACAGGCGCGGGCGGTGTTGTACAGGAACTCATCGTTCTGAATCCAGAGGGCGGCGTTCCAGGTTTCGTAGTTGGGGTAACCGTTGTAGGTCTGGGCGGTCA